TCTGTCAGCACCAACAAGGTTGCGCCGTATTATGCGCATTGTTTCCTTGTTGACCTGCCCCATTTGCGCCAACATGTCTGCTTGATACGTGATTGACGAACGTGGGAAGTTCTTTGCGTTGTAGTATGGGAAATAATGCGCAAGGTTTATCAATATTTGATCCGTTACGGCTCCGTAAACCTCAGCCATTTCCCATGACATCCGGTCAATAAATTCGGGGCGCATTGTTTACCCCCTTATTCCGCTGTGCCGAATATCGCAAGCGGGTCAACATTTCCCGCCGCACCTTCCTGCTTGATCCGTGCAAGTTCCGCTTCGGCTTGTTCCGGCGTGAGTCCTTGACCATATTTGGGGTCTGTCAAGAAGGTGTATTTGCTCAGAACGCCCGCACCGACAAGCATTACACCTTCGTTGATGTTTGTCTGTCTGTCCTGCGTAATGCCGTCATCAAAGGTTATGTTGATGTTGTACCCCGGGGCGGCAAGGCTTTCGATGCTGTGCCCGTCATCGTCTGCCATGTCATACAGGATCGCAACTTCAACTATATTCCGCACAAGGTGTTCAATTGCAGGGCGCAGTTGGTTCTGCACGGTCTTTATGGTTTTGTACGTTTTGCTGTTCTCGCTCACAACCTCTGTTGCCGTCTTCAACCCTGTGTGTTGGTCAAAAGTAAACGTCCCGGCACTAAATCCGGTTTGCAGACACAGGATGGACAGGAACGCATTGATTGCGGCCACATGTTCTTCGACTCGCAAAGACACGCTGTTGTCAGAAATCTTCAAGTCATCCGGCGTGTCACTTGCTAACGCTTCGTATGTTTCGTCCGTAGCGTCAAAATAACGCACAAGCGCACCCGTTTGCGGGTCTACAACCGACCGCACAGCACGGGCGGGAACAATGATCCTTTTTTTACCCAACCGGAATTCACGCACAAACGAATCATAGCAGATGTCAAGGGCGTGCAGGGTTTCAAGTGCGTTGCCGTAAATGCTCATGCCCAACGGGGAATTGTCATCAAGGTTGTTTGCAATCGGCGTGCGCCAATATGTAAAAAGGCTTTCCGTCACGGGCACAACCGTTTCTTCCTCAAGGTATGGGAAGATTTCCGCAAGTGGGTAACGCACCCCAAGAATGTCCTGTGATTCCCCGGGCGTTGTGCCCTTCTGCATCTCAGAACGATACAGTTCGTTTGTAATCACGTAGGTTGTGCCGTTCCACCTGTGCCATTCAAGGCGGGTGTAGTAAAAGCCATTCTTCGCAATACGTGACACAAACACCCCTTCTGTTACCCGGGCGTTGTCCCATGATAACGGCACAAATTGGTCTGCCATAGCATATCCAATCATCAGCTTCCGGGTGTCGGGAATTTCGTTGCCGTCTTCATCGTGTTTGGCTTCTGCCCACACTTTCAAGGCTTGACCGCCCAACGCCAACGCTTCTTCAATGCTTTCCTGCATCTTTTCCCGGAAAGCGTTCTTTTTCAGAACGCCTTGCACAAAGCAGTTCAGCGGGTCGGGGTTGTCGTCATCGCTTTCCCTGCCGTTGATACTCACGTTGACCGTGCATTCCTCACCCCAAACAAGACTTGCCATTTCAGCACACACAGCTTTTGCCATGTTCATGCGGTATACTTCCCGGCGTGCTTTGGGGTCTGCAACGGTCGGGGCGGGGACGATATGCCACGCTTTGTAAAACCCCTTCCACAGCCATTTCCATATAAAAATGCCGAAATCGTAGAATTGTTGGAAAGACGGCACGCCCGCAAGTTCAAACACGCTTCGGTATTCCCTTGCAAGTCCTGTGCCCGCAACCGCTTTTTGCATTCCGCTTTTCCACCTTCTTTTCAGATTCTCAAACCATTGCATCATCTGCCCCACCCTTCAATCAAAACGGGGATTTCCCTTTCAAACGCATATTCAAGCGCATCAATGCTGTCGATGTTGGTTGACCCATCATCAAGGCGCACGTCTTCTGTTGCGTGCTTGCTGTCCCATATTGCGCTTTTCAAGGCGTCAATAGTCCATTTGCACCCGCTGTGAATAAGAAACCTACCTGCGCCCATTAGAATACACAACGCCCGAATTCGGTCGTTTATTGGCTTTTTAAGGGCATTCCCGATGTTGACGGGCAAGTGCGCCTGTGCCGCCGCTGTGCGCAACCCGTTAATCAGCGTTTGTTCTGCGCTGTCGCACCATACGTCCGTTACCAACCAACGCATTTGACACCGCCGAACAAAGTCAACGAAATCCTGTTGCAGTTTGTTCGGGTTCAACGCTTCCTGTTCCCGGTACTCATCCAATACGACAACACTATTGCCGCTATAACCCAAACAGCAAAAAGCGTGCGCAGAAGTTCCACCGCCAAAGTCAACCCCAATCGTTGCCCGCTGAATGCGGGGTATATTGTCAACAATAAACCGTTCGGGTTGATCCGCAAACAGTTGGTATATCAACCCTTCTGCAACAGCACGTTCCCCAAGTATGTCCCGCCTGTACCAAACCGTTTGCGGGTCGTATCTGCTTTCAATCTCCGCAATGCGTTCCGGCGTTATTGTTGCGTTGTCCCGAATAGTAAAATGCTGATACAGGTACCCGCCCGCCAACCCGTCACGGCGGTACTTGTCAATGTAGTCTTCGTATATCCGTGCTTTCGGGTTGCATGGGTTCAAGTCCCACAAAGTAAAAGGGCGTTGTGCGGCAATCTGCCGCCCCGTTGCCACCTTCAAAAAAGAAATCCGGCTGTCCGTGCTGTCAAAGTGTTCGTTGATCTCCGTTGCAATCCACAGGCCGTAAGAGTTGCCCAAGATGCGTTTGTATGCGTCTGCCTTTGCACCGCCTGTGAATATGACAACCTTTTCCCCGGTCTGCGTCTGCACAAACAACGCTTCATTGTCCCGGTACTTGCCCCAACGGCAACGCCCCCGGAACAGGTTTTCAAGTCCAAACCCGTTGCAAACGCCAATGTTCAATTTGGCGTTGCCGATTGTCGAACCGCTTGCAAGGTGGTACTTGTCCGGGGTGGTTTCAAGGTATGCCGCCGCAATTATGCAATGGTCAATAGTCTTGCCGCTTCGGATTGCCCCTTCTGCAACGCACATGCGGTTATGCAGGGCGGCTTTGATGTATTCCCGGTGCTTCGGTGAGAACGCCCCCCACGGGATTGTTGCCGTCTTGCTCATCCCTTCAGCAACTCCACAAGGGGCGCAAGGTCTTCAACGTCCACGCTACCCGCTTTCTGCATGTCTGCCGTTAGGCTGTTGTAGACGGCGGCAAGGTCTTTCAAACGGTATATCAATTCTGTGTTTTCTTCCCGCACCCGCATTTCCCCGGCCTTTGTTGCGGGGAAACCGTCAACCATGTCCGACAACCTGCGCAACAGCTTTGTTTTGATCTGTTCGGCGATGGTCGCATTGTCTGCAACAATTTCGGCGGTTTTTTGGCTCACCTTTTCCACCGCTTTTTCTTCGGCGGCTTTGCGTTTAGCTGTCCATTGTTCCACCCGTGCCCGTTTTTGCAACGTCCCAAACGGCACGCCGTATTTATCGGCAATCTTGTGTTGAGATATGCCCCCTGCAATGTATTCGGCCTTTATCTTGCGCCAATTCACCCCGGTTTCATTTTGAATCACCCCACGTTTAACGCACGCATACGATATATCCTCCCAAACGTCCCGTGACCACACCTCGCACATAAAGGGACGCAACCCCGGCAGACGTGGGAGGATATAACGCCCGCCGCCCCGCTGTGTCCGTTGAAAGAGAGAGAAAAGAACGGACAGAAAAAGGCGGGGCAACCTGTCCCCGTCTTTTACCCTTACACAATAACACATTCCGTGGTGCATTGGGGTGCAAACATTTACCCTACCGCTTCGATGTCGTCATCTTCGTACATAAAATACGCTTCGGCGGGCACGATTGTTTCCGTGTATGTGTCGTATATCCCGACCGTTGCCGTACCAAACGAATCAATCATCACGTATGGCGTCAAACTGCACCCATACGCCCCGAATGTGCGGTAGTAAACAACATGCGTTTCAATGTCGTATACCAAGTCCGTTATAATCAGCGCACCCCGGATGCTTGCAACGTCTACCTGTTCAATCGTTTCAAAGCATTTCGGCGTTTCTTCAGCACAGCACCCTCCAATCATCATGCACACCGCAACCATTGCGGCTATGAATTTCTTCATTCTGTTTCCCTCCGTTCCTGCTCTTTTAGCATCTCAAATATTTTGCAAATGTATTTTGCGTTATATCCTATTCCTTTTGACACCTCTGTTAAGGCTTTTATATCCTGTTGATTATGATATGTTCCAAGCGCAGAATACACGGACAAAACGGTAACCAATAAAATCAAAATACCAATTGCAACCATTCCGACTCACCGACCTTCCATGTATTCCGAACCATTAAAAGGAAGTTTTGTCGGAATTACTATGCTGTTAATAAACCGTCCGCAATGTGGGCATTGTCCCGGTGTTAGGTCATACTCCCCGCCTATTATGCGTGGACTACCACACACAATTCCTGTACGTGCTTTACAATCAACTGTCTGCCAAATGATATTCAAACATTTTGAGCAAACAGGTAAAAATACGATTGAAGTTATTCCGTTATCCGACATTCACTTCACCGCCTGTTCTTTTTCCTTTTCGTTAACAACCTTCCACGTTTCATAGAACGCCCATGCCATCGGCTTTCTAATCATCTTATTGTGCCTTGCTTCTCCAATCTTCGTTATCAGAATTTTCAGTGCCTTTTCAAACGTCATTTTTCTTCACCGCCTTTTCTCCGTCTGCGCAGTACCAAAATATGCTGTGTGAATCACCCGTAATGCCGCAAACAATCTTCCCCGCTCTGCCATCGCATTCACGGTTGACACATTCATGACAACGGACGATTGCCGCA